ATGGAGGCTCAAGCCCTAGCCGCTGCTCAAGCCGAGGCAGAAGCGCGTGGGCCTAGACCTAAAGAGCAAATGGTAAGAAGCCCAATGCCAATAGAAGAGATAGCAAAACAGGCTCCAGTAAGGGTGCCAGAAGAGCTTAGGGCTGGAGGCAGATCTAGGATCATTTAAGTATGGTTGAAGTAAATGGCTGGCTTGTTGAAAAAGCCTTTAGGCCATTGTTCAGAAAGTTCTCGAAGAAGGGAAATCGTGTGTTTTTTGATAACGCAGACTTCCCTGTCACTGCTGTTCTAGAACAAAACTACGATGTGATCAGGGCAGAGTTCGAGAAGATGCGGAACCGTATAGATGAGTTCGCGCCGTTTCAGACCATCAGCCCAGATCAGATATACATTTCCAATGATGACAAGTGGAAGATGTTTTTCTTGAAGGCAGGCAAGATCCGCTTTGATCGGAACTGCCAAGAGTTCCCTGAAACAATGAAGATCATAGACGCCGAGAAGAATCTGATATCTGCCTACTTCTCAGTGATCGGGCCAAGAAAGATGTTGATGCCTCACGAAGGCCCGTGGTGTGGGATACTCAGGGTGCATCTAGGTCTTGATATACCAACCGAAGGCAAAGGCTGTGTGTTGGTGGTGAACAAGCAAGAGTATCGGTGGGAAGAAGGCAAAGCAGTAGTCTTTGATGACACCTACGAACACATAGCTGTAAACATGACAGACCGTAACAGGGTTGTTTTGTTTATGGACTACATGAGACCGCTGCCTGCACCGCTCAGTTGGTTGAACCACTTGATCGTCTATTTGGCAAGATACATGACCTATTTCAGAGAGCCGATAAAACGGCACAAGGAATGGGAAAAACAATTTTATAAGGACGCTGTTTGATGGCTTTCCTGCAAAGCAATATCCCGTACTTCAAGTGCTGGGTAAGAAAGGAATACACCCACAACCACGCCAAGTATCACGGTGAGTTCATACACGCGATGGCGGTCGCTGTAACAACAATGCCGTGCCGTAGCTTGAGCTTTCAGATGATATTCACTGGAGCCGAGACCTACGATGACGATGATGAGCCGAACGTACACGGCGGCGCGATGTGGGCAAGGATGCCTATTACAGGCTTGGTAGCGGATACCCCGCTAGAGGAATGGCCTGAGCCAATGCCGACGTGGGCCGCTCAACCGTGGGATTGTAGTTCGCGGGAGCATTCGGTATATGTCTTGGATCGTTGTACGCCGTGTCCCTGGCTTGCTAAGATTGATGGCGAGATGTATCCGGCAAAGTACATGTTTACTGTTGACTACACAGATAACGAGATAGCCGATGACCCAGCGCAACACAAGCAGAGTCATGTTTTGGAGCTTCTTGATGCTGGGAAGTGGACTGGAAATATCGTTGCTTTGCCGAACAATAGGGTTAGAGTGACACATCCGGCATGGTTTGAAACAGGCGAGGGTGCCCCAGACTTTAGGCCATCCCAGCATATTCACTACAGTAAGTCTGATTTGGACTATACGCTTGATGTAAATCAGGTATTCGATAATCTCTACTCAGAGGATTGATCTATGAGAAAGAAGACTAAAGGCTACCAAGCTGGTGGCAAGATGAAAGCCAAAGGCTATATGGCTGGTGGCAAGATGAAGGCCAAAGGCATGAAAGCTGGTGGCAAGATGCCTATGGTTAAGAAGGGCGGTGAGATGGTTCCTGCTTTTGCTGCTGACGGCGTTGGCAAAATGATGGCTGGCGGCAAGACTGGTGGCATGAAGATTAGCCCGAAAATGATGGCTAACGGCGGTGTTGCTAGAGTGCAAATGAGAGAAGGAGGAAACACCGTTGCTCGTGGTTCTGGTGCCGCTCGACCTCAAAAGTTCACGAAGAACGGATAGATGGCTATTGACCGCCCTTTGGCTACGCCGGAGTCGATATTCTCTGCTGGGCAAGGCGACGAGCCTGACCTAGAGATTGAGATTGTTAATCCTGATTCGGTATCTATAGAAACCGAGGACGGTGGAATGATCATCGACTTCGACCCTGAAATGGGGCCGATGGGTGCAGAAATGCACGACTCGAATCTGGCCGAATTTATTGATGAGGGCGATCTTTACAAGATTGCATCTGATCTTGTTGGCTCCTTCAAGGCTGACAAAGAAAGTCGTTCTGATTGGGAAAGAACCTATATTGAGGGCTTAGACCTGCTTGGCTTGAAGCATGAAGACCGCACCACTCCTTGGGATGGTGCTTGCGGCGTGTTCCACCCGCTTCTTACAGAGTCTGTAATTAAGTTCCAGTCTCAAGCGATTCAAGAGTTGTTTCCGGCAGGCGGCCCTGTAAAGACATCCGTTGTTGGTGTTATCGACTCAGAAAAAGAAAATCAGGCTAACAGGGTTCAGGATTACCTTAACTACCTGCTGACTGAAAAGATGACCGAGTATCGGTCAGAAACAGAACGTATGCTGTTTTCTTTGCCGCTGGCAGGTTCTGCGTTTCGCAAGGTTTATTACGACCCCAACATGGGCAGACCTTGCAGCATGTTTGTACCGGCAGAAGACTTTGTGGTCAGCTACGGTGCCTCTGATTTGTCTACATGCGAGCGTTCTACGCATGTGATGAAGCGTAGCGCGAACGATGTTCGCAAGCTGCAAGTAGCGGGGTTTTATCTGGATGTTGATTTACCAGCACCAGCGCCCGACTACGATGACATAGAGCGCAAGTACAATCAGTTGACGGGTGACTCCGCCAACTACGACATGGACTATCGGCACACAATCTTAGAGATGCATGTCGATTTAGACCTTGTTGGCTTTGAGGATACAAACAAGGGAGAGCCTACCGGCATTATGTTGCCGTATGTAGTCTCTATAGACCTGTCTTCTCGAACGATTTTGTCTATTCGCCGCAACTGGTATGAGACTGACGAGCGCAAAATGAAGCGCGAACACTTCGTTCATTACCAGTACATGCCCGGTTTAGGCTTTTATGGCTTCGGTTTGATCCACATGATTGGTGGATTGGCTAAATCTGCGACTTCTTTGCTTCGCCAACTGGTCGATGCGGGCACACTAGCCAACTTGCCAGGTGGTTTGAAGGCTCGAGGCCTACGAATTAAGGGTGATGACACCCCAATTATGCCTGGTGAGTTCCGAGATGTGGACGTTCCGGGCGGATCAATCAAAGAAAACATCAGTTTCTTGCCTTACAAAGAGCCAAGCACGGTTTTGTACCAGCTTATGGGCGACATCGTGGAGGAAGGAAGGCGTTTTGCTTCGGCGGCAGACGTAAAAGCAGCGGATATGAACGCTGAGGCACCTGTTGGCACCACTCTAGCGATACTAGAGCGGTCTATGAAGGTGATGAGTGCGGTTCAAGCGCGGATGCATGCCTCTATGCGTAGCGAATTACGCCTTTTATCCAACGTTGTTCGTGATTTTGGGCCTGAATCGTACCCATATGACCAAGAAGACAAGCCTTTGGTGGCCGAAGACTTCGATGATCGGGTAGATATCATCCCAGTTAGCGATCCGAACGCCGGAACGATGGCTCAACGCATCATGCAGTACCAAGCAGCGTTGCAGTTGGCGCAACAAGCGCCGGAAATGTACGACATGCCGCTATTACACCGGCAAATGCTGGAAATTTTGAACATTCGGGACGCAGATAAGATTGTTCCGACCGATGATGACCAGCAACCGACCGATCCGATCACTGAAAACATGAATATTATCAATGGTAAGCCTGTTAAGGCGTTTGCTTATCAAGATCATGAGGCACACATCCAAGCGCACAAGGCGATGGCGGAAGATCCCAAGGTTATGGAGATCATGTCCAAGAGTCCTAACGCAAAGAAGGCAATGGCAGAGCTTGCGGCGCATGTTCAGGAACATTTAGCGTTCCAGTACAGAATGGAAATAGAAAAGCAGCTTGGGTTCGAGCTTCCTCCTCCTGGAGAGCCGCTGCCTGAGGATATTGAGTTCAGAATCTCTAGGTTGGCGGGTCAAGCTGCTGAACAGTTGAAGGGTTCTAACCAACAGCAAGCTCAACAGCAGAAAGCGCAACAGCAATCACAAGATCCTATCGTACAGATGCAGCAAAAAGAGTTGCAAATCAAAGAGATGGAAGCACAGACTAGGGCGCAGTCCGAAATGGGCAGATTGCTGCTTGATGCCCAAAAGGCTATGGCGACAGCAGACCTTGATCAGCAACGGCTAGATCAACAAGCAGAGATTGAGCAGGCAAGGCTTGGTGTAAAGATTGCTGAGAAGGAATCTAAAGATCAGGTAGAGGGTTTGAAAGCCGGTATACAGATAGCGAAAGAAGTGTTTGATGAGTAATGCTTCGCAGAACGTATTTGACTACATGAGAGATCATTTGCGGGTGCAGATGAACGAATACGCCGACCATGTTAGTGGCGGCGGGTGTAAAGATTACAATGAGTACGCAAAGATTTGCGGAATCATCGAAGGTTTGGCTTTGGCTGAACGAGAAATTTTAGACTTGAAGTCAAGATTCGAGTCTGAATAACGCCGCATGTAGCGGTGCAAGCGACTCTGGACGCTTTTTTCCAGTGCAGAAGGTGAAATCTAATGTCTGAAGCATTAGCAGAAGGTGAGGTAGGATCGGTATCGATTCCTTCTGAACCCAAAACCGAGGACAACGAGCCTCGCTCGGCGCAACAGTTGCCGCAACCGAAAGGTTATAAGCTGTTAATCGCTCTACCTGAGCCTGATGAAATGACTGAGGGAGGCATCCTAAAGGCTGCTCAAACTCTGCAAGATGAAGAGGTAGGGTCTATTGTCGGCATGGTTCTGAAGCTCGGAGCAGATGCTTATAATGACCCTAAGCGATTCCCGTCTGGCCCTTTGTGTAAAGAGGGTGATTGGATTCTGATGCGTTCTTATTCAGGCACCCGATTTAAGGTGCATGGTAAGGAGT